CTGAGCCAGCTCCTGCTCCACCACCTGTGTTAGTTGTTCCTGCTGCTCCTGGGTATGGACTTGGTGGGTATGATCCACATGATCCACCACCAAATGTATTAGCATTACATGAACCAGAGTATAGTCTTCCGCCGCCACCACCAGCATATTTTCCTGAATTAGGTATTGAGTATCCGGGTGCTGCATTTGATAAATAAGGGGTAATATCTAAACCTACTCCACCTTGAACACCACAAGTTGGTGCAGATGGAGCTACTCCTGGTGCTCCCACACCGCCTTTACCACCGCCACCTCCTGCCGCTCCATTACCTGGTGCAGCTAAACCTCCACCTTTAGAACCTTGACATGCTGTTCCACATCCACCAGAATCAGCACCACCTGTCGGTGTAGCCGGATTGTATTCCATTCCTCCACCACCGGATCCTCCGTTTCCACCACATCTACAATTTGCATAACCTCCACGTCCACCACCTACTGTGGATAAAGGAGTTGAAGAACCAAAAGTTGAAGCAACACCTTGAGCAGATGCCCCACCACCTGGTGCAGGTCCACCAGCTCCACCGCCACCTATTGTAACTGGAATTCCACTTCCGGGTAAGGGATGATTTTCTGTAACGGTCATACCGCCAGCACCACCACCTCCACCACCATCACCACCTGATCCTCCACCACCGGCAACAACTACTACAGTTGCTAAACCTGGTGCTGCAGGATTACATGTTGCTTTGTTAAAAGTTCCTGTTCCTGTAATTGCTGTAACTTTGTCTTTGAAAACGTCTGAGACAGTATTAGTAGGTCCGATAATTCCGCCATTTGCCATAGCCTATTAAACCTCCTATGCGTCGTCTAGTACTTCATATGATATGAATAAATCTAAATCACCGGTAGAAGCCGTGCCACCTTTCAGAATATCTCCTGCCATCATATAGATGGGAGTATCTGAAACAACTAATGAAGCATCAGCTGGAACGGATATTGTTTTTGCTAAATAGACAGCTGCATCTGCACCTGCTACGGTTAAGCCATTTGCATTTGCTGTTCCCAGCCCGTCAATGAATAAGTCTAAATTTGCAGCATTTGTTCCATCAACATTTGCTACTGTAATTCTGTTAATTTTTAATAATTTGTCGGCATCTACTGTAAGTAAAGTTGTAGTTGTCGAAGCGGGTAAATTCCATCCATAATTACCACCGTAGATTGTTGAGACTGCTACTATATTTGGGTTTGCCATAATTTAATTTCCTTTTTGTTTTTTATCCGAAAATCATTGCCATTGCAATAGCTTTTCCTGTTGTTATACCAAAAGTGGATGTTGCTACCCACTGCATATTTCCTGCACTATCAGCGGTAGTTAAAGCATAATTTGCTCCACCTGCTACTGCTCCGGGAAATGTAATGGTATAAGTGCCACTTACTGTCGCTGGTGAATCTAATCCAACATATGCTGAATTATCTGCATCGGCTAATTTTAACTTGTTATTATTACTTAATGTAATTTCAGAAAAATCAGCAAATGGATCAACAACATTTGTTCCATCTGAATAAACTATTTTATGGCCTTTATCTGTTGTAGTCCAAGTTGTACCTGTTCCAGTGGCTGTTTTTAATTGAACTGTCTGAGCATTTGTTGAAGCGTTATGTACAATATACCAGTTTTCTAAACTATTAGGTACAGTTACGACTGACGAACCAGTTAAGGCTCCTGTTAGTTTCCAAACCCTTGTTGCAACAGTTGCACCTGTTCCACCATCAGTTTTAGATAAAGTTAAAGTTCCACCATCAGTTAATGCTTGTGAAACATAACCCCCTTGAATTTGTTCTATAATATTTAAATTGGTGTTAGTCTTTGTACCCCATGTACCGGCATTTTCTCCGGTTGCCATTAACTCTACACCTAAATTTGTATAACTCGATGCCATAATTTCTCCTACGCTGCGTGGTTAACATCTGTATAAGATGTATTTCCCGCGATGTCAACATTGGAATAACTTCCACTATTGTTTTTAGTTACATCAGTATAGCTTGTATTGCCGTCAATATCAACATCTCCGTATCCTAAAGCTGCCGGATTTCCTAAACTAACAGTTGCTTCTTGGCCCGTCAATCCTACCACCTCTGCAGGGGTAATTGAGCCTACTGCTGAAGTTGCAGATTGACCTGATAGAATATAGGCAGTCTCAATTATAACTGATCCTACGCTTGTAGTTCCTACACCACCCGAACCAATAGTAAATACTTGAGCATCTGATACAGTAAGTGAACCTATGTCGGTTGTTGCTGATACTCCACTAACCCCTATCACATCGGCAGGTAAAATAGAGCCAACTGCAGTAGTGGCAACTAAAGATGCCAAGCCTTGAACATGATCAGCACCAGCATTTAAACTTAATTGACCTTCTGAAGCAGTTGCTACTTGACCATCTGGTGTAATTGTAGGTGAAATGACAAAAGTAATTCCTGTACCTACGCCAGAAGTAGCAGCTGATGGCGCTGTTATTCCTATAACATCGGCAGGTATGAGTGCACCAACACTTGAAGTTGCTTCTAGACCAATTAAATTTTCAATTCCTTCTTCAACACTACCCCAACCATTTTCACCCCAGTCAAGAGTACCCCATCCTGGACGTATTTCTACATAAGGTGCACCGACTGAAGATGTTGCTTGAAGTCCTGAAAGTAATACATTGGGCGAGTCACCATAGGATTCGATACCCCATGCTAAACGTCCCCATCCTTGATTTACAGTATTTGCATCACCCCAATCAGCTTGACTCCAAGTAAGACGACCCCATCCATCTTCATTACCTGAAAATGGTATATCTCCTATTGATGCAGTAGAAGAAAGACCCGTTACTGTGAATGTAACGTCAGCCATTTTTTACTCCTATGCGATTCTAACTATAGCTGTAGTAGCTGCTTTAGCGGGGAATTGAATTGTAAAAGTTCCAGAAGAAACAGATTTGTCTCCTCCAAATGCAACAGCACAAACGGCTTTATCTGCTGAATCATCATTATAAATTAAACATGCGTTAGCTGTGAAAGTTGCAGACGTCCATGAGATGTCATCAAAATCACAACAAGCTGTTGTAGAATCTAGAGTAGGAGTTACACTTGTTAAAGCTTTTCCGCCAGCAGTATAACCTGTTCCGCTCATTTCATTCATTCCTGTTGCAGCATAAGCAGTTGTACCTGCTCCTAATGTTGCTGAACTTGTGAATAAAGCTAATTTAAAAGTATTACCAGTTGAAGCAGTAAAATTATGCGTAGCTGTTAAAACCTCTACTTTAAAAGAATTACAAATTGCCGATGTATTAGCCATAAAATTTTCTCCTCATTATGGAGACGGTGAGTTGACTTTTATTCTAACTGTTCCGTCAGTATAATCGTCTCTTCTTCGTCTTCCAAGTTGCATTCCTGCAAACTGTTGTATAGCATTTTTATACTTTTGTTCGTATAATGTCAACATATCCATTGGACCTTTTAAAAATCCAAAGGCTTCTACCAGGCAGGCATATAGTAGCCCTTGTGGGAAATACGTACTTAAATAAGTGTTGTTATTATAACCTGTACCAGATCCAAGGCCGTTTGGATATTTGTTATAATAGACCCTAAATTTATAATTAGCATCAGGAGTTGGAGCAAAATACATACCTCCGGATGAAGTATCTGTAGTATTGTCAGCACCCCCAAACATCGCATAGTATTTTGGAAAACCTGTTACAGAATTAGTAGTATCTGTAGGAGATTGAATAGTTCCTTCAGGACCATATTTTCTATCTACAAATTCTGATAAATAAGTTTGGTCTTTTTTCTCTAACCATTTTCCATTACCTTCAGTATTAGCTGTAGATTCAAATACTTCAATTCCTCTTATAAAGAGACATCCAGCTGGTGCATTAATAGTATTATCGTTTGCAGCTAATGTACCTTCTTGAACAAATCTCTCAGAGTCCATAGGAAGCTCTGTATAAATTCTCATTTCAGCACTCATTATAAAACCATCTAAAATAGTAGTTGTAAAAACATCAGAACTAACTTCAGTATAATCCATGATGGCTTGTTTTAGTGTAGTGTAATCGTATTTTTTAACTCCTGACATTATAAACTCTCTATGTTAAGAGGACTAATAACACAATTAAATCCTCCACCTGTTGCAGTGCCTGTTGCAGCACTTGGTAATGTTAAAGTAAAACTATTATAATCTGTTACCGTTGTGTTAGCATCGTTAACATAACTTGTTCCTATTAAAGAAGCAACTTTAAAAGACCCATAAACCGTGGCTCCGGAACTATGAGAACCGGCAGTTGTAGATGGCGGTGTATATCCTCTATAAATAGAAGATGTTCCTCGAGTACATCCAGTTAAATCATTAGACGATCTTCCAGTATATTCAATAACTTCATTCTGATAGGTTCCCACTTTTAAAGGGTCACTTGTATCTGATGAAGTCAAAAGTTTTTTAATCATAATAAATCCAGAAGTTGGAAAATTAGATCCATCAGTTAATGTTATTGTAGTAGCACTACTTGTAATGTCACCATTTAATGTTGTTTGTAATTGAAATTTATCAACAGTTACTCCACCAACAGCTTCTTTAACTGCAGTAAATCTTAAAACATCATTTACCTGTAATGATCCTTCAGGAAATGAAACCGTTAAAGTTGTGTTAGATGCAGTTGTAAAAGGATTGAAAGGTAAAAAATCTTGAGTTCCAAATTCTGTTCTAGCTGGTCTTGCTCTTTGTAAAGCTTGTGGATCAGCACTTGTAGGTTTTGGTTCTAGTTGTGGCGACTTAGGTTCATACTCAGAACGATGTACCCATGCACCATTCCATTCTCTAACCATTTCATTATAGGGAAATGCCATACCTGATCTATCAGAAATTGATAAAGCAAATTTACCTTGTGAAAAAGTAGTCATTAACTAATCCCCGGATAATAAATTTTAGGAGAAATATAAGTAGAGTTAGAAGAACCATCTTCATCCTCTGCTCTTAATAGTTCATCTTCATATAGCATTTTTAATTCTTGTACTCTCTGTGGTGCATACTTAACAGCAAGATAATATGCTAGTCCCGCAATCATACAAGGTATAAATCTGTAAGGAACATCAGTTGCATTTGTATAAGCACCAACATCATCAATTCTTTTTGTATAATAAAAATTAATATAGTTTCCATCTTGAGCTGCGCCCGGAGTTAAGTATAAAGTCATAGTAACTTTATCTATAAATCTTTGAACCCAGTATTGAGTAGGAAGACCGCTGGCAGTTTTATTTGAAAATCCTTGATATTGTGATCTACTAATTTTTGTCATTGGAGTATCAACCGAAGTTGATTTTACTCTATAGTCTGCTTCTTGAATGTCTGTCATACCAACTGGAAATTGTAATACGGCATCAGAAGTACTATGAGTAGCTGCTGTGCTACCATTAATCCCTCTAGTGCATCCAGTTAAATTTAAACTAGAGATTCCTGTGTATGAAATTTG